GTCACAATGACCCACGACGCGTTACCCATTATCCTGGTAACACAGGGACCAGAGTCGCTGCCACGTATCACACCTTTGTAGAGATGTTTTCATCATTCTGACGTACAATGTACTAAGTTTGATTACTCGACATTTCAGGGTGGACTAATTGGTCGGTCTAGATCACTCCAGACCTCATCCAAACCAGTCAAAAGACACGGTGAGGCTACGCGACTCAGATATCCTCGATGAGTATGTCCGAGAATAAGGCGTTGTCCTGAAATCGTTCTACTCACTCCCGTTCCAATCTGGGGCCGGCACTAGGCAATGTTTTTACTGTCTCTAGTTACTATAATTACCATGTTATAGCACATAATAGAGACGCCTGGTTGAGTCGGGGAGCTTACCCGGTAGTTAGGTTCGCATGTTCCATGAGATTCTCCTGAGTCATCTAAGACCTAGTAAACTAGGGATGATTACATAGATTCTTATCAGATGAACCTTCTCAAGGATAAAGAGACTCGGCACAGAGGGCGACAAAAGCGGCCCGCCGTGCTCAGTCTCAACACTACCGTTACCTTAAACAATTTCGTCTTCCAGTTTAACGACATGGAGGGTCGGGACAGTTTAACGACATGACGGTCGAGAAGAAGGAGAGCAAGGCTCACAAGACCAATGAGCTGTAAGCCCCAGTTGCCGAGCGTAGGAACATCTCAAGGGGTGTTTCTGCAGCGTTGGTTGCCATGAATCGTAAGAGACCTGGCATCGATCCTGTCTTGACGCGATAAGACTTCTTAGACCTACCATCAGCATCCTCGAGAACAGTCTCGAGCTGAGTGACGGTCGGAGCAAAATCTGCGTCCGGGTATAAACCCGTGGCTGTTGCCAGATTAAGATCTGAGCATGGGTTCGCGGCCGAATTTGTGGCCAATAATTCAATAAGACCCTGCCAATTAGGCATAGTCTCAATGACGGCACCTCCGGAGGGAATCGAAAGGATTGATCCCTCTGGGGGAGTTGCCTCACGAATACGAACACCTGCTCCTACGGCAGTCTTGACAGTGTTTACCGCTGGGAAATGAGTAGTCCCAGACGTTAGCACAGAATCAGCATCTGCCACATCTGAGCCAATATGAAGGATCTGCGGTGTTGAAAACCGCACAACGTAGTCGATGGTTAGATAGCCCGCTGGACTGCCAGTCGAACAAAAGTTTAAGGCGAAACAATCATACATCCGAGAATCGCTCAATGTCGGGGCAATATAGCCGGTACGACAGAACTTTCTCCGGGGTACGATGTTTTGGACCTTTATAGGGAGCCTTAGGTCATCCCAAACAGCCCCATTAACGGAATTACTACCGTTAACGAGGTCAACCCACGTGTCGGGTACCGTGTCAAGCACATCATAATCGAGTGCGAAAGCAAGGGATCCACCAACAGTGGTTGGGTTAGATGAGGTCCAACGGATCTCACCAGACAAGAGCTCATAGTGTTCGAACCGACTCGCAAAGGCACTTAGCCAAGTCATAGTACCTGGCTGGAAAGTGAAAAGGCGAGCGGGCAAGTTGATAGCACCATCAATCAAGGTGACCACCTCACGATGTCGAATCGTCATCGATCCAGGATCATTAGATCCACGAGATCGACCGGTGAGAACCTGTCGGCGCACATTACGGGGTAAAACAGGGCCGGTCATACGACCGGGCTTACTCTTCTTCAAATTATTCTTTTTATTGTTGCGTTGCATTGTAGGGGATCCCGCTTGCAACCAGCGCGACTGTACATCGCGAGTAACATCCTAAGATGCGAGGCCGTGCAGTCTGTCGGCATTTATGCCCAATACGCAGACATATCTATAGGACCAAACCAATGATCCGCAAGATTACCGTCCGCTGGACAACTTAGCACGGAAATATTAAGGTGAGAAGAACTCTCCACCGTTTTGGCCTCTTGAATACTCGCAACCCCCGGGTCCTGATCTGAGTCATCGAACAGTGACTCCTCGAGACGAAATGGCCAGTCATAGATTAGCGCGTTGTTCATCTGCGCAATTCTGACCGGAGCCCTCGACCATTGACCGCTTAGATCTTTAGCGGTACGGATATACTCACGCATTGCTTTCTTAGGCATACGGAAAGCCATTTCAGGCTTCGTAGGCAAAAGAGCATAAGCAAGCGGAGGCTTATATTCATCAATGGGAGGCACATCTCTCGTCCTGACTTGGGAAGGTCCCACAGCTGGAAGAACGACCAGCTTAGAACGATGTTGGCGTACTGGACCAGAAGAGGATATTCGATCCTTCATGGTCAATGTGATCTTTTCTACGTCAACATTCCCCTCTGAAACTCTCTCGAAGAACCTAGCTTCCAACAAAGATGCAAAGCGTCTCTGAAAACTGGTAAGGTGATTTCTCACCTCAGGCCTCTTTACAAAACCGAGACCTCCTCTTTCATGAGGTAGGAAAAGGTTATAAAGGCCATCATGCGTCATCTCTTTTATTACCTTAAGGTTATAATGGATAAAGCGACGATGGGCTCGAGATTTACTAACGGCACCGTCTAAGACAGTGTTGTAGATATCCCAAAGAGGTAGAGCAGCTTGATTCTTACCACCCGTAACTTTACTCTGACCTGTAAGAAGACCGGTATTGAACATACCAAGGAACTTCAGGTTCTCAGCATCATCAAGGTCATGATGAAACTGGTAGAGTTGCGAATTAATGGTGAAGAATGTTGGGTTAATATAGTTCTTTCCGAGAGATAGTGTGAATCCTGAATAACGGAGCCACTCTTGCCAGACACCATAAAACTCACTATTCGCCCGAAAGAGGATATCATCACCGTTGATCAAGACGGGTAACTCCTACACAGAACATGTCCATTCACTTTTGGTAAGGAATGACATATAGTCCTCGAGCGCGGCCCAGTACGTAACAAGATTGACCACACATAAGATAGGAAAGCTTAGAATGCTTCCCATCAATTGTCCGGTCCCTTGAAGTACAGGATCAAGATCATGATCCTTGTTCTGACGTAGAGGGTAGTTGAGTGTTTGCTCATACAAGATTGAGCGTAAGATCTTCTTCAGGTCCTCTGAGAATGAACATTTCTCTAAAAAGGACTCGAAGGCCATCTTGGTGAAACGGATATTCAAATTATCCGTGGCGGCTGAGTAATCCCCTGAGACCCATTGGTCGAAATCAGGAATACCGAGATCATGCTCACGTTTGAGCAGACCATGGAGATCTTGAACTTCAAGAGGCTTTCCTATAAGGCTGAGACCCGGAATTTTAACAAGAAATCTCCAAAGAGACTTCTGCATAAATCGGCTCAACCATGATCTGACACTGTTGGCTTTTGTTATCAGACGAACCTTCAAGGGTTCTAAGACAGCGCTAACCATAGTGTCCAAAGGTTTCTCCTCTTTTGGAGTACGTAGGAGGCTGAGTGATCCGTCCTCACCGGTTACAAGTTCGGTATCGAAGAGTTCTTCTTCAATAACCTCACTCATGATTGGTAGGGGATAGCCTCGAGCTTCCTCAACAACACCCGGCTTAACTTCGACCATAGCAAGCAGTTCATCTTGGAACTGCGGTCGAATGACAGACCTCGCTCCGCCCTCTGACCTGAGGGCCTCCCATGAAGCTGATGTTGTCACTTCATAGAGCTTAGGGATAGGGTCTGGGAAAGTCTTACTTAGACGTTCTAGCCAGGGCTTACAGATCTCCTCATTGACCAGTGGAGGTTCTTCCGAAAGAGTCTGCCTATGCGAGATCATTTGCGCATGGACATCAGACTCAGTCATCGGGGCACAACCTCTTTTCACACCGTTCAGATAACCTTGCCAGAGACGGGCATTCTTCCCAGTTTGTGATCGAGCTCGATAGAGTCGATTGGCGAGAAATTTCTTTACTCGGCCTTTGAAAACTAAGGGAGAACCTTTGAAGCCCGCTGGGACCTCCGGCAAGTCGTTCATTGGGTTACGAACTCGCATAAAGGCTGCCATAGGGTAGGCAGTCACATACTTAGCGAATTTCTGGAACCTTCCTTGTGGCCAAGATCTAGCAACAAGGTAAATTTCTAACATTTCTTCTACTGGCAACCCTAAGAGCTGTGGCGCTGAGTCAAATATGACTTCAAGCATCGCACGGCCAAGGAAGGCGGCTTCAAAAGCTGATTCTCCCTCAATTGTCCAGTAGGCACCCTTAGAAACTTTAGGGCGGTTCTTGGGATGACAAGTCCCTTGGACAGATTCTTCCTTCCGAATACCTAGCAACCCCTTGAAGCACGAAAGTGACTTCGGGAGCTTGGTACTAGAAGTATAGAACCACGCCTTATTCCCGCAACCTTTGCGGGAGAGGTTTCGACATAACTCATCGAGAATACCCAGAGCGGTTGGATGTCTTTGTGACATTTAATTGTTTGTGGGTAG